AGGAACTTTGGGGGTGTCGGAGGATGCAGGTTTCTGAGCCGGAACGATGCCATTGACGAACTCAGCCGCCTTCTGCGCGTCAGTTGCCAACTCCATGAACAGGTCGCTGTATGCCTCGGTCTGAGCGAACGCATCCCGAATTTCCTGATTCTTAACGAATCGCCGGCCATCGGGAGACTTTTCGCCATAGGCACGCAGGACGATGTCTTTGAACAATGCGATGATTTGCTTGCCGTCCTTCGCGGCGACGATGCGGTTAATCATCTCGACAAGGCCGCCGTCGACGGAAAGCTCCATCTCGGTCACCTCAGCCTGAGTCAGATTAAAATAAAAGTCCTCGGTGCGGGAAACACCGTTATAGTCAACGTAAGTTCTTGTCTGCTTCAGCATGGTACTTTTTTCTCCTTTCAAAAATAAAAGAGGAAGCGGAGCCCTCCGTTAAGAGAGCCCCGCTTCACAATTCACGCAGGTATTGTTGAGATGTGTTAATCAGCCGGCAGCAGCGAGGTCTTTGAACAGCTCGATGATCTCGGCAGGCATGGGCAGACGAGAGTCAGCGCCATCGCTACCATCCTCGGTAGAGGCGTCCTTGCCGTAGAGAATTTCCTCCAAGGCAGCCAGCTTGTCAGCAGGGGTCTTGGTGGAGTTAATCACCAGATGGGCCGTGGGCTTGGCGCCAGGGATCTCCACGGGCGTGGTGGTAGCATCCCAGCTCATAGCCGTGGGTTCCGGACTCTCGTTGACAGTGCCATGGTTACGCTGAGAGGGAGCAGCCTGAGCGCCATAGACCAAATGGATTTTGTAACCGTGATCCTGTCCCTCGGTATCGTTACCGATGAGAGTGCGATAAGCCAGCCCAAAGACCCTACGGGTCTGCTGGCCCGCAGTCACACCGGGAGCAATCTCGGCGGAGCCGTCGCAGGCTTCCCACTCATCAGGGTAAGTATAGGCCTCAATGCCGAAGCCAAAGTCCTCGGCAGAAATGATGTTCAGGTACTTTTTGTTGTTGGCGTAGAAGGGATTGGCCTCGCCCCCGGTGGGGTTCTCATTAACGGCGGTCAGGCCATTCCAAGCGGTGCCCTTATCATAAACACCGCCTTTACCCATGGGGAAGAGCACGGCGCGATCAACGCCGGTTTCGTAGTAACGCTCGCCGACCTTGTCCCACTGAAGTTTACTCATTACAGTTTCCTCCTCGTTAATAATAGAGTGTGAACACGTCATGGTGTAGGTTGTCTGCCGTATAGTGACTATCATGAGAGCACATCGGCAGAAGCGCGATCTTATGGGGAAGATCGCTATCCGGATTTTTGGTGATTGCTATCACCTGATAGCAGTCATGAAGGTTATAGGGCAAGTTGTTGGCAAAAACCGGCTTGATCTTGTTCCGAGAATATCGGATGCAGTCATACTTCATCTTCAAGTTCTCAGGGGGTTGGAAGTACA